AGGGCATCGGTGCCGTTGGTGAGAGGGAGCATGTGCATATACCGGACATCTACCCCTACGAAATGGAGCTTCCAAAGCCGATGCTCCGGAACGGATTCATCAGGGAACTGCTAAAATGCGGTGGCGTTGACCTCTTCTGCAAGAAAAGATACGGAGAAGTTTCAGACGAGACAAGGAACATGGTTATCCGTCAGTTCTACAAGGTCCGTGCCAAGCATGACTTCTGCTTCTGTGCCTACGCATACTTCGAGATCAAGAACAAGGAAGGTGGAAAGAACATCCACTTCAAGCTATCCTATCCGCAGAGATACCTTCTCGGCATCCTTGAAGAAATGAGGCTTGCCGGTCTTCCTATCCGGATCATCCTTCTGAAAGCCCGTCAGTGGGGAGGCTCGACATTGGTACAGCTTTACATCGCATGGATTCAGCTCTTCTGGAAGGAAGGCTGGTACTCGGTCATCGTGGCACAGGATTCATCCACTTCAAGGAAGATCAAGGCGATGTATTCCAAGATGCTTGAAGCCCTACCTCCTTGGCTCATCGACTGCCCGGATGAAGCGGAACTTGCCTTTACACCTTATGAAGGTTCGCAGCTTGACTCCATCATCACATACGGAAAAGGCACGAACATAACCACTGCACGTGACACGGTAATCACCATCGGTACATACAACAACCCGACATCCGGTCGTGGCGGTGACATGTCATGCGTACACTATTCGGAGGTCGGTCTTTGGGAAGATACGGACGGAAAGACACCGGAAGACATCATACGTTCCATATCGTCCTCACTGCTTCTCGCCCCCTTCACCATCGAAGTGATTGAATCAACCGCCAATGGTATGGGCAACTTCTATTACAGAGCCTACCAATCGGCAAAGAAGGGTGAATCCAACCGAAAGGCGGTATTCGTTCCGTGGTTCATGATCGAGCGCTACACCAAGCCGGTAGAGGACAAGGAACGCTTCGCTGAGTGGCTGCTTTCATGCAAGGACAATCCGAACCCACCGGAAGGATGCCTTGATGCCGGTGAATACTATTGGCATCTTTGGGAACTCGGTGCATCGTTCGAAGCCATCAATTGGTACATCGAGAAGCGTAGGGACTACATGGAGCATGGAGACATGGCGGCTGAATTCCCTTCCGATGACATAGAGGCTTTCAAGCACTCCGGAAACATAGTGTTCAACGTGTCGCACGTGGACAACCTTGCCAAGAAATGCAAGGACCCGGCATTTGTCGGGGAAATACAGGGAGACAGCATCATGGGAAAGGATGCCTTGAAGAACCTCCGTTTCATCAGCGACTCAAAGGGAATACTGAAAGTGTGGTCACTTCCGGCTCAGACAAAGGAAAAGTATGCCGGAAGGTACATCGTTGCAGTGGATATCGGTGGACGTTCCAATACTGCCGACTTCTCGGACATCATCGTTCTTGACCGCTATTGGATGATGTTCGGTGGCGTTCCCGAAGTGGTTGCGGAATGGCACGGACACATAGACCATGACCTTCTCGCATGGAAAGCCGCACAGATAGCGGCATTCTACGACAATGCCCTTCTTGTCATCGAGTCCAACACCATCGAATCCAAGGACAATGACACGGACGGGGACCAGTCAGCTCTCATCTTCAACCGCATTTCCGATGTGTACCCGAATCTGTACATGAGACGTGCCCCGGAAGAGAAGGTAGAGCAGGAAGTGGTCGGCATGTACGGCTTCCACACCAACAGGCGCACGAAGCCCATCATCATATCCAACCTCGTTTCCATCCTCCGTGACAGCGGATATGTAGAACGGAACATCGAAGCCATTGCCGAATACTCGGTATATGAGAAGAAGCAGAACGGCTCCTATGGAGCAACGGACGGACATCACGATGACTATGTAATGGCAAGGGCAATCGCCCTTTACATCTGCTATTGCGAAATGGAAATTCCGTCAGTCATCAAGAAGCCGGACGCAAGCAGGAGAAAGGAAAGATTAGGAACGGAAGCAAGTATCATTTAACCAACATATAATCATTATGAAAGATTTAATCGAGAAAATCAAGGTATGGTTTGCCATGAGAAAGGCAGACAGAGAACTGACAAGAGCCATCGTAAAGGCTCTAAAGTTGTATGAAGTGCATAACAAAAGATTTTATGTCATACCTGACACACATCATCGGCTCCGTGTGTTTTCATGGTCGGAGCTTAAACAGATGAAAAAGCAGGGTCTTTTCTCCGCAAAGTGCAAGGAACCGGACTTTATCCGTGAATCATTCTATTTCACCCCGTCTAGAATTGACGGAGTTTTCCTTTCAAGCGATGCCCAGGAGAGGAAGAGACAAGCATGGCATGAATATTACCGTGCCTATCGGCTCTGAATCTGAGCATGGGTGTCTCGAACACCAGTTGTGTCGCCTTTCCGTCTATGTAGCACACCTCTTCACCGGACAGGTCAAGCCCGAATGTCTGTGCCATGTGTACGGAAAGATGGTGTATCTCATGTGAAAGCGAATTCATCAGTTCCCCGAAGTTGGATGCCTTGCCCACTACCATAACGCTCCTTCTCCTTCTGAAGTTGGAGAAAGTGAGTCCGGTATCGAACTTCCCGGAACTGAGGTTTCTCCAAGCCATGACAAGGGCATCACCCATACATCCGAGAGATTTCAGATGCAGCATGATGGGATGCACGCAAAGGGCGGTCACGGGATAATACACCGTCACCACCCATCCGTACTGGTTCATATAGAGCCTCTGACTATTCATCCTCGACAAGCTGTTTCCAAGGGATAGGCATTCCGTTCCCCTTCATCTTGGCCACCCACTCACGCATGATGGTCCCGTCAGATGACATGATGTTGTCCACCTCGTTCTTGATGTAGAGCGCAAGGCATTTCTCGTCCTGTAGCGAACTCTTGTAATAGCTGTACCTTGCCTTGTTCGCCACATAGACATGATCGAAGCCAACGTTGTTTTCAAGCACGATGCCGTACTTCTTCAGCAGTTCTTCCACCTCTTCCTTCTTCATCATGGTAAGCCTTTCGAGCTTTCCGGTACCGGCATTCTTCTTACGCATCAGCGATATGGCATATTCACATGCCGGTTGGTTGAAGTGCCATCCGTTTTCGGAGAGGTAGGCAATCTGCGATTTCGGTCTCAGTTCGTATAAGTCCAATGGTTGTCTGCACATAATCCTTGTATATTATTTGTGGATAAAAGGAAAGGGGCATCAGCCCCTCCCCGATTGGTTAGTAGTTAGGGTCGAAGTCGTTGCCCATGCGTTGGTTGTAGCCACCGCCTCGCTGACCGAAGTCCATGCCTCCGCCTCGCTGTCCCATTCCGCTACCCATGTTGTTTCTCTGACCCATGCCGAGCTGGTTTTCCCAAATCTCGCCCATGTACATGTCATAGTCACCCTTGAACTGCGGATAAGCCGGTGGAAGGTCATGCGGCCTGTTTCGCTGACCGAAGTTTTTCAACGGAATGCCCATGTGCTTCTGAAGCTTGCTTACGAGCTTGTTCCCCTTGTGAAGAAACACCTGCATTTCTTCAGCAAATTCCATCAATTCATCATTCATAATAAATCATTTTAAAAGGTTCTTGAATTCAGTTAAGTCCTCAGAAGTGAACCTTATCCTACCGAAGTCACCAACAAGCGCATCCATTATCATGTTCCTTGGAAGGTTTACCGCAATCTCCCCGTTTCCTACTTCAATGGAGAAACCGCCTCCAAGCACATATTCGAAGGGCTGCACTTCCTTGAAGATGCCTACTGCCGTGTCCACAAGCACATCGCTGTCAATCTTCCCTTCCTCGTTCGCCACCGCCATGAAAACGTTGTTTATCCACTTGTTCATCCTGGCATCATGCCGGTTGAGGAAATTGTTCAGCCAGTTCTTCGCCACGAAGCGCATTGTCGGCTGATTGGGGATGATGGCTTCAATCTGCATGCTTCCCCACTGCTGCAAGGCTGTCTTGATCTCGCCCTTGAATCTGTTCAAATCTTCCTTTATCATTTCTTCTTGTCCTTAGTTGTTCCACGTTTCATTTTCAGATACTCCGCATAAGTCATGTCGCTGTAGTTCCGGGTGTATTCCTCGAAATCGCTCAGCCTTTCGTCCACTTCCTTCGAAGCCTGCTTGCGTACTCTCTTGGTAATTGCAAGATGGGCTTCAAGGGCTTCCTTCCCTTCCTTCGTGCCTTCCACAAGAGGACGCATCGCATCCATGTACACACGTTGGAGGATAGCCATTACCTGGTTCTGCCCATCGATGAAGTCCGGGTCATTCATCACATAGTCATACTCCTTGTCGCTAAGTCCGCTGATGATGCTGTCGATCTCGTCCCATAAGGGTGTGCGGCTCTGTTGCGGCTGCAAGGTCTGTTGCTGTTGCTGAATCACCTGTTGCTTCGTCTGTTGGAGCAAGGCAAGCTTTTCCGCAAGCTGCTGTTCCATACGGTCGAACTCACCCATGCTGACCGGGGTATCATAACTTCTGCTGCCCAATGTCGGGTCGTTGCTTATAAATATATTGTTAGGCATAATAAAGGATTTTGCTTGTTGGAGCGAGCGGTTTTACCCACTCGCCTTTTTATTCCTGGTTCTCTTTGTCCGCTTCTTCGGAATCTCTACACTACGTGCAAGGTTAGCCAGCGGCTGCTGCCGGTTGTGATCCACAGCAATAACTCCCGAAACCGGTAATTGTAGGCGTAGACGGAACTACGGTCACACCGGTAATCATCTTGCAGGTCTTCTTGTCAACGTAGTTGATTGCGTTGGCAAATGCGGTCGCAATTTCAGTCTGCAACAGACGATCCTGGTACGGTCTCACGGCTGTATTCACTGCCGCTTCCTTTTCAAGCTTGCACAAGCGTTCATTGATGGCATCATCCTTGTCTCTTGTGTACTTGTACAGACTGAACAGCTCATCGTTCAATCGGTTGTTCACCTTGTCGATGTTGTCACGGGTGTTGACATACAAACCGAAGTCCGCATCCACCTGTCCCTTGTAGAGACTGAACTTTTCCGCTACATCCACTTCACGTGCCGCTGTAGCCTCG